CGGGCATGCCGACTGCATCCACGAATGTGTCCTCGCGGTAAGGCGGGCTGTCCTTCACGTCCACGACGCCGACGATGCCCGGCGCCTGCTCGAAGGAGAAGTCGACCTCGTTGGAGTTGACCAGCTTCAGCGCGGTAGCGGAGACGCCCCACGCGGTGAAGCCGAGCTCGCCGCTGTCCGGAACGAAGAGGACCTTGTCCTCTGGGAGAACTCGCGTGGTTGTGCCGTCCACGTCGACCTTGGTGTCGTAGACGTACAGGATCGGCGGAAGGCCGAACGCGTCCAGCACAGAAGCAAGGGCCGCACGGGTGACGATGCCGGGAGCTCCGGACAGAGTCGCAGCAAGGCTGCGCACCTCTGCGTTGCGCAGCATGTAGCCGAGGATCTTGTTGGAGAGCGCAAGGCCTGCCGGGCGACGGCCGTTCGTTGCAACATAGACGTCCACCCAGGAGGTGATGTCCATGATGACCGTCGCGGTCGCCGTGTTGGACCATGCAGTCGCCGCCGAAACGATGTGCTCGACAGGCACGCCAAAGTCGGCTTCGAGAGTCAGGCCGTTCTCCGCGGTCAGCGTGAACTTACCGTCGGCGAGGACGTCACCGCGGGCGAGCTCCATACGGGTGAGCACTTCGCCCGTGAGGTTCGTCGCGTCGTCGTAGATCTGGTCGATCAGTGCCGAGTTGGATCCGCCGTTGTGACGGGCGGCCTCAAGGTCGAGCGTCTCCTGCTCGCCAACACCGTTCATCGAGGACAGCGGGGGAAGCTTGACCTGCGAAGTGGTCAGGCTGTCACGCTGCGAGCGGTGAATCCGGCCGTCGAACGAACGGAACTTCGCTGCACGGTTGGTCCGCGTCAGTTCCGACAGGTCGATCGTGTTCTTGCCGAAGTGCTTGTTCGGCAGGATCTGGTCAAGAACGTAGTTCGCCGGGGTGGGAACCTCACGCACGAAGGCGGTGAGGGCGTCCGGGGTTACCGGACCATCGAAAACAATAGCCATTGTGGCCTCTCCTTAGACGAACCGGATCCAGGCAGCGAGGTCAGTCTTCGCTGCGGAATCGATGGCGATGGGCAGTTTGGATTCCTTGACCACGCCCGCGAAGCGCAGTGCGGAACCGGCGTCCTTGGTCGTGTCAAGCACGTTCGGTACCTTGGTGTAACGGGCGGTGAAGCCAGCGCACACCTGACGGCCGTCCGTGGCAGTGTCGTCGTACGGGCCGTACAGACCAGTAGCGGTGATCTTGCCGATCGCAGTGCCGGACGGGATGAATCCCTTGGGGTAGTGGGTGCCAGCGGTGAATGCGGAAATGTCGAGCGTGATGCTCTCCGCCTCGTACCCGCCTTCGTCGAGAAACCAAGAGAGGTTCTCGACCGCATAAGTGGACTTGCTAACCGAAATGTCGGTCATAGTAAGCTCCTAGGCTTGGTTGGTCAGTCTTTGATGAATCCGCGCTTGCGGGCCTGTTCAAGGCCTGCTTCCCGTCCGGAAGCGCCTCGCCGATCACCCGTCCCGGAATTGGGTACAGGGTCGGGCTTCTTGGCCTTACCCTCGGCCTTGGCATAGAGCTCAGAGATCTTCTTCGCGGACGCCAGGTAGCTGGCTTCGTCCGTCCCGGTCACGAGGTCTTGGTATTCCTTGGGCACCGGGTGCTCGGCCAGCGCTGCGAGACGTGCGTTAGTTGCCTTGAGCTTCGCGTTCTCGGCAGCCTTCTCGTCACGTTCCTTGTTGGCCTTCTCGATGTCCGAGAGTTTGCCGTCTTCGATCTTCTGCAGGGCAGCCTTTGCTTCGGCGAGATCCTTCTCTGCCTTGGTCCGAGCGTCGCGCTCAGCCTGCAGGGCCTTGATGCCGCCTTCGCCAAGCGGCTTATCGCTGTCAGCGTTGGGCTGCTTGCCGTTTTGCTGTCCGCCATCACCGCCGTCGTTACCGGACGGCGTATTGCCGCCGGCGCCTTCTTCCATGACAGCGTTGCCGAACGTCAGTCGGTGGAAATCCATCAGCCGTTCGATGCCGCCGGGAGCAGTGATGTCGATCCCATGAGGGAAGCAGTTTGCCATTTCGAGGGTTCCTCCTTGTGAAGCCGCATCGCGCGGCGAAAACCCGGACAACGTCGCGCTGAACGGGAAAATTGAAAGTCAGCCCGCACGGGCTAAATAGTCTTCATCCGTGACGCCGTCCGTGAACCGGTCCGGGAATCGTCGGCGGAGGTCATAGACGATCGCCTTGATATTGGTTCGAGTCCCGGCCTTGTCGGCGCCGATGTCGTAGATGTCGTAGAGATCGCTCGGGATGTACCCATCGGGGTAGTCCTCATCGCGGGCGATGCGCACGACTTCGCAGTCGCACAGTCCGTGGAACTCATTCTCAGGACCGAACTTCTTACTGCCAGCCGAGCGCTCCGAGAGGTAGACGGCGTCGCGTGAAGCCATGACGAGGCAGAATGCGCACGTCTTCTCGCCTGTAGGCACTCGCGCCCAGCGGGCTCGTTCCCGGCGCGCGTTCCATTGGATCGCATCGCGCCCTGGCTGCTTGACGTACTTGTCCAAAGAGCTTGAGAGCGGCTTCAGCATGTTCTCCGGCGTCGGCGTCCACAGGTGCCCGGCCAAGTATCTGACCTTAGCTTCAACGGCCGCCGACGGAATGGATACAGGCGCGGACGTGGCGCGGAATGTACCGCGGGCGCCGGATGCTAACCGCTGCTCGTCGTACCATTCCAACGCCATCGACTCGGCAACCGGTCCGTATTTCGCGACAAGGCCTTTGGTGAATGCAATCAGCGCGTCACGCGCCAACGCCGGGATGCTCAGATCTAGCGACCTGAAGAACTCTTCCAGCTGCCCAATGACAAGCGACGACAGATGCGCGTTGTTCTGGCGTTGCCGCTCCAAATCAGCACGCGACACCATTACGGTGCCTGCGGCTGCTGGGCAGGCGGCTGAGCCGCGTTGCTGAAGACAGGGGCCGCGGAAGCTTTCGAGGCCGCGACCAAGTCAGCTAGAGTCTGAGTCGACTCCTTCTTCTTCTGGTACGCGAGCATGCGGTCGATCTGCGACCGCTCAAGCCCGTAGACCTCCATCGCAACCTCGGGGTCCCCATTGGGGAACGCCGTGGTGAATTTGAGTCCAGCATCCGCTCTCGCTGACGTCGTCGGCGTGCCCGGGTCAAGGAACCGAGATTTCAGACGACGCAGATCCTTCTCCATCGTCGGCGTCCACTCGCCGTGCTTCACAGCGAGGATGTTCCGACCCAACTCCACGCGAGACAGGTTGATGCTCGTGAGCTCGTCCTCGACCATCGCGACCAGGTCGGACTCGGACGCCAAAATCGCGTCGGCCGATGACGGATTGTCATGGATGATGCCGAGGTAACCGACTGGAATCGTTGTCTCACTCGAAACCATCAGACCAATCGTTCGGAGCATCTCCGAGTGCGGCTGCATCGTTGCCTGGACAAGCTGCTTGATGTCCGGGCGAACCAGTTTGCCCTCGTCTTCGTCCCAGACGTCGGGCAGCGCCCAGATGCTACCGAGCAGCGCCTTCAACGGTGAGATGCGGTTGCCCTGCGAATCCGTGAAATGCGACTCGTCTGCGCCAAGCAGCGCCCGCTGCGGAGCCGAATAGAACTCGGCGGTGACTTCCTGACGCAGCATCGTCCGGACGCCGCTGTCGATGTAACCCATCAGCGGCCGGGTGATACGAGAACGGCCAAACGGGCGAGTGAGCGAACGCCCCCAGACGTACGGCACGCACAAGACTCTGTCCGCGATGCCACCGAACTCGCGAGTCACCCGCCAGTCACCCTTGATGCGCTCAACCTGCAAGTTCGTCCCCGGCAGATACATCAAGATCGTCGACTGATCGACGACTTCGAGGGCCGCCGTTACGCGATTGGTTCGAGGGTCAATCTCTGCAGTTGCCTCGAGAGCGGTTCGGGCGGTGTTCACAACCTCCGGCTCGCCCAAATTCGTGTCGCCGGGCGTCGTGAACATGAAGGCGGCCGAGTTCTGAAGGGACGACTCAATCGCCATCCGCTCCAACATGACTGTGTAATCGTCGACCGACTCGTGAAGCTCAGCCAGCAGGGAAGAGTCGCCGGCCGGAAGAATG